TGGATGCAACAACTTTTGTTGTAACCCATGCATCTACAATTTCTGAAGACCAAACTCTAGATTCAGGCGTATTAGCAGGACCAGTAACTATTACTGGAACACAAACAGTAACAGGAACATTGGTAATTATTTAATGAGTAAAATAGAAGTTAATCAAATATCATCACAATGCGGATCAACATTAACGATTGGTCAATCAGGTGATAGTATTCAATTAGCATGTGGAGCAACTCAAACTGGTTTTGGTAGAACAGGAACAGTAGACTGGGACACAACTCCAAAGACTGCAACTTTTTCTGCAGTATCAGGTAATGGATATTTTTGTAATACAAGTGGTGGAGCTTTTACAGTAAATTTACCAGCAGGTTCTGCTGGAGCGATAGTTTCAGTACAAGATTATAATAATACATTTGACACAAACAATTTAACAATTGATCCAAATGGATCTGAAAAAATTAATGGTGGAGATGCAGGAATTGCTCTTACACTATCAACAGAAGGTCAAGGTTTAACTTTAGTATATATTGATGCAACAGTTGGTTGGAGATCAGTTCACAGTGATGATTTTTCACAAGTTCCACAAGCCAATGCTTATATAACAGCTACAGGCGGAACAATTACAACAGTATGTACAAATTATAAAGTTCACACTTTTACAGGTCCAGGTACTTTCGAAATTACTGCTGGTTCAGGAGATTTATCAAAATTAGATTATTTAGTGCTAGCCGGCGGTGGTGGCGGTGGCGGTGGAGAAGACGATTATTGGACTGGTGGTGGCGGTGGAGCTGGAGGATTTAGAGAATCTAAAACATCGCCTGTTTCAGGTTGTTGGTCAGCTTCACCTTTAGCATCTTCAACTCCATTAGGACCTTTTTCATCCCCGCTTTCAATTCCAGTAACTGTAGGAGCTGGAGGAGCTGCAGGAGTTACTAATAGTCCGGGTTCTAGTTCAACAGCAGGCGGACAAGGTGGTAATTCAATTTTTTCAACTATCACATCAACTGGTGGTGGAGGTGGTGGATTATCTAATGGAAATACTTGTGGAACAGTACCAGGTAGATTTGGACAACCAGGTGGATCTGGTGGTGCTTCTGGTGGAGGAGCAGATAACCCAATCGGTAATGGAAATACACCTCCTGTAAGTCCTCCTCAAGGACAAAATGGAGGAAAAGGTGCTGTACCAAGTGCTGGTAGAGGTGGTGGCGGAGGTGGTGCTGGTGGTACTGGAGGCTCATATCCTTGTGGATCAGGTGGAGCTGGTGTAGCATCAAGTATTACTAGTTCTCCTGTAACAAGAGCTGTAGGTGGAAGTGACGGAACTGGAACTGCTGGTGGAACAAATGAAGGAGATGGTGGTGGAAGTCATCCTAATACAGGTCAGCCTGGAGCTGGCGGATCAGGTATAGTAATAATAAGGTATAAATTTCAATAATTATGACAAGTACAATTAAAGTAAATAATATTCAAAATCAATGCGGTGCTAACATCGCTAACAAATGTGGTTCAACCATTACACTTGGTGCAAGTGGCGATACCATTACTCTTGCATGCGGTGCAAGTCAAACAGGATTCGGTAGAACAGGAACAGTAGACTGGGATACCACAGCTAAAACAGCATCATTCACAGCAGTGAGTGGAAATGGTTATTTTGTTAATACTACAAGTGGTGCTATTACAGTAACATTACCTGCAGGTAGTGCTGGTGACATAGTTTCTTTAGCGGACTATACAAATACTTGGCAAACCAATAATGTAACAATTACACCAAATGGTTCAGATAAAATAGGTGGAGTTAATGATAATGCAATATTAAGTACAGAAGGTCAATCAGTCACTTTTGTTTATGTTGATGCAACAGAAGGTTGGAAAAATGTTCAAGATTCAACAAGTAATGTAATAGGTAATGCATTTATAATTGCAACAGGCGGAACTATCACAACATGTGGAAACTGTAAAATTCATACATTCACAGGACCTGGAACTTTTTGTGTGTCACAAGTTCATCCTTGTGCTGCAAATAATTTAGTTTCATATATGGTTGTTGCAGGTGGTGGTGCAGGTGGAGGTCTTTATATAGGTGGAGGTGGTGGAGCAGGTGGTTTTAGAGAATATAAATCTCCAGTTACTCCTTATACAGCAAGTCCTTTAGATGGGAATCCAGGAGGAACATCAGTAACAGTCACAGCAACAGCTTTTCCAATTACAGTAGGTGCTGGTGGGGTAGGAAATACTAGTGGGGGTGCAACTGATTCAACATCAGGATCAAATTCAGTTTTTTCAACAATAACTTCAGCAGGTGGTGGATTTGGTAAGCAAGATCAAACTAACCCACTTATTGCAAGTGGAAGTCCAGGTGGTTCTGGGGGTGGTGGAAATGGTGGACCTGATGGACAAAGACCAGGTGGAACAGGTAATACTCCACCTGTTAGTCCACCACAAGGAACAAATGGAGGAATTGGTTCTCCAGCTCCCCCAGGTGCTTCAGGTGGCGGAGGTGGTGCTACAGTAGCTGGTTCAGCTGCACCTGGTAATACTACTGGTGGTGCTGGGGGAACAGGTACATCAACTTCAATTTCAGGTAGTTCATTATCTTATGCTGGTGGAGGAGGTGGTTCAGGTAGAGCTCCTGGAACACCAGGTGCTGGTAGTCCTTGTGGAACAGGTGGACAAGGTGGTAATCCTGCTGTAACAGCAGTAGCTGGAACTACTAATAGAGGTGGTGGTGGAGGTGGAAGCGATATAGATGTTCCTGGAAATGGCGGTAGCGGAATCGTAGTAATAAGGTATAAATATCAATAGGTAATATGAGTGAAGTTAAAGTTAACAAAATTACACCAACAACAGATTGTGGCACAGTCACACTCGGAGACAGTGGTGATACTGTAGCTATTCCAGCCGGTGTTACTTTAACAAGTGGTGGCGCTTTACAAAATTCAGGAACAATAACAAACACAGGAACAATTACAGGTGTTTCAATTACAGGAACAATTGACAACCAAGTTAATTGGCAGACAACAGTCAAGACAACAGGTTTTACAGCAACAGCAGGTGAAGGATATTTTTGTGATACAACAAGTGCAGCATTTACAGTAACCCTACCCGCATCTCCTTCAGCTGGAGATTTAGTAGGTATCAAAGATTATGCAAACACTGCTGATACAAACAATATTACAATCGGAAGAAATGGTTCTAACATCGAAGGTGTTGCGAACGATTTTGTAATTGAAGTTGAAGGTGGTTCAATAACTTTAATTTATGTTGATGCAACAAAAGGTTGGTTATCAACTGCTGCAGCAAAAGCATCTGATATAACTGAACAACAATTATTTGTAACAGCAACTGGAGGAACAATTACAACCTCTGGTGATTTTAAAATTCATACTTTTACAGGGCCTGGAACATTTACAGTTACTTGTGCTGGAACTGCTCCAGGATCTAATTCTGTAGATTATTTAGTAGTAGCAGGTGGTGGAGCTGGCGGTGGATGCAATAACGCTGCTGGAGGTGGGGGTGCAGGAGGATATAGAGAATCTTCAGGTGCAGCAAGTGGCTGTTATTCAGTTTCTCCTTTAGGAGCAGGTGTTTCAGCTTTACCAGTTTCTGTTACAGGTTATCCAATTACAGTTGGTGCTGGTGGATCTTCTGGGTGTAATGGATCAAATTCAGTTTTCAGTACAATAACATCAACAGGTGGTGGTCAGGGAGCTCCTGGAGATGGTAATGGTACTAATGGTGGTTCTGGTGGAGGTGCTGGTGGAGGTGCTGGTGGACCTGGTGGTGTTTATGCAGGTGGAACAGGTAATACACCTCCTGTAAGTCCTTCTCAAGGTAATGATGGTGGTGACAGTCCAAGAACTCCTGAAAATGTAGGCGATGGTGGTGGCGGAGGTGGTGCAACAGCTGCTGGAGCAGATAGTACTAATAATAGCATACCAAACAGACCATTAATAGTAGCAGGTGATGGTGGAGCAGGAGCAACAAGTTCAATAAATGCAACTCCAACAACAAGAGCAGGAGGTGGTGGCGGAGGTGGACCTACTGGACCTGGTTCTAATGGATCAGGTGGTTCTGGTGGTGGTGGAGCAGGAGGTTCAGGTTTTCCAAGTAGTGGTACTGCTGGATCGGCGAATACTGGTGGTGGTGGTGGTGGATCATTTGGTGGAACTGCAGGAGCTGGTGGTTCAGGTATAGTTATCATTCGTTACAAATTTCAATAGCTATGAGTGAATTTAAGACAAATAAAATTAGTCCAAGAAAAGGGACAACAACAACTATCGGGGATAGTGGAGATTCAGTATCTACATCAGGTGGATCAACAATTACAAATGCAGGATCAATAACAACTGCAGGAATCACAGGTGGTACAATTAATAATACTACAGGTGAAATTTATTTAAGAGGTGAAGTTGATTGGAAACCTGGAGATATTAAAACTGCAAGTTTTACAGCAACAGATAATCAAGGTTTTTTTGTAAATACAACAAGTGGTGAAATTACAGTGACCCTACCAGCGTCACCTTCTGCTGGTGATGTGGTTGGTATAAAAGATTATGCAAATACATTTGATACTAATAAATGTATTTTAAATGCAAACGGAAACAAGATTCAGGGTTCAACAGAATTATTTGAAATTACTGTTGAAGGAAGTTCAATCATTCTAATTTATGTAGACTCAACAAAAGGTTGGGTTATTACCGATGCTTCAAAGGCGAGTGATATTGCTGAAGGACCAAGTTTTATTGTAGCGACAGGCGGAACAATAACTTGTTGCGGAGATTATAAAATTCATACTTTTACTTCACCAGGAACTTTTACAGTTTCTAGTTTAGCTAATGGTCCCACTAATCCACAAGGAGGACCTAATAATGTTGATTATTTAGTAGTTGCTGGCGGTGGAGCAGGGGGAGTAAATAAATCAGGTGGTGGTGGCGCAGGAGGATATAGAACTACTTATCCTTCTTGTGGAGGATCACTACCTATTTCAGCTACAACTTATCCAATAACGGTTGGAGGAGGAGGTGCAGCTACTCCAACTAAAGGTGGTTCAGGATCAAATTCAGTTTTTTCAACAATTACTTCAGCGGGTGGAGGTGGTGGAGGTTCTTATAATACTAGTTTTCCTGATCCTACAACTAGAAACGGAATTTCTGGTGGGTCAGGTGGAGGCGGAGCAGGAAGTGAAACATTTGAACCAACAAACATAGGAACTGGAGGATCAGGAAACACTCCTCCCGTTAGTCCACCTCAAGGTAATTCTGGTGGAGATGGCTTAGCTGTATCTTCAAATTCTGCTGCAGCTGGTGGTGCAGGAGGTTCTAGTGGAGTTGGAAGTAATGGTACCCCAAGTGGGGGTGGAGCAGGAGGCTCTGGAACACCTAATTCAATTACAGGCTCATCTGTAACTTATGCTGGTGGTGGCGGTGGAGGAACAAGGAATTTACCAGGTGGAGCTGCTGGATCAGGTGGCGGTGGTGCTGGTGGTAGTGATTCTCCTGCAAATGGAACTGCTGGAACTGTTAATACTGGAGGAGGTGGTGGTGGTTCTGGTCAATCTGGTAGTGTACCAAGCGCTGGAACAGGTGGTTCAGGAATTGTTATTATAAGATATAAATTTCAATAATAATGATATATTTACAAACAAATAAAAATAATATATAAGGAGAATAATTATGGCACATTTTGCAAAATTAGGAGCGAACAGTAAAGTTATTCAAGTATTAACTTTGAATAATTCTGATATGTTAAACGCTGACGGAGTTGAAGACGAAGCAGTAGGTCAACAATATTTAGAACAACACAATAATTGGCCTGCACAAATGTGGATTCAAACTTCATACAATACAGCAGGTAACCAGCATAAAAATGGCGGAACACCTTTTAGAGGAAATTACGCAGGTATAGGTTATACTTGGGATGAAGATGATCAAATCTTCTGGCCTAAAAAACCTTACGCTTCATGGGTAAAACATAATGATTCAGCTTCTTGGAAATCACCGATTGGTGATGCTCCCGCATTAACAGAAGAACAAACTTCACAAAACGAAGCAGCTACTCATAGCTGGCATTACGTTTGGAATGAAGAAACTCAAGCCTGGGATTTGACAAATAGTCTAGCATAATATATATCTGGTGGTGGTATGCAAAAGAAAGTATTAACAGAACAAAGTCTATTCTATGGTGATATCGATATGCCGAAAGGTTTTGAGATAGACCAAGAAAAACTTACTAACGATATTTTACAATCATCATTTACTAATAAACAATTTCCATTTTCAAGAACTTGGGATATGTTGAATACATATATGCGAGACTTTATAGGTCTTGATTATGGTATCAATTTAGTCAATAAAGATTCTTGGGGTGATATTTATAAACCGAGTCAAGTATCTAAACCTTTATTAAATGTTGATCCAGTAGATCTTCGAAACTCACCTGACTTTACAATGCTTTACGGAGTTAAAGTTGATAAGTGTTGGGTAAGAATACATTTCGATGATAATAGACGTAAAGGAAGAAGTTGGGACATAGAACTTAAAAAAAATATGTTTGTTATGTTTCCATCTACTAATATGTATATTGTATCAAATGATCAGAAAGATAGTTTGAATTTTGTTCAAACCATAACTTATGAATACATTTAAACCTTTAATAGCACAAACAGCACCGATGTCTCATCTTGCTTCATTAACAGAATTACAATCTAATAGATTAAAAGATGATTATGTAGAACACCCCGATGATTTAAAATATCAAGCAGTTGAAAAAGCTGTATTAGAAGAAGGTTTATTATATCCAATAAAAGTTAATAGAAAAGATATGGTAATTATAACAGGCAATCAAAGATCTTGGTTTGCTAAAAAACACGGATACACTCACATATCTGCGGAGTTTGTAGAATGAATATATCTAATTACTATTGGTATTTTACTGGTGTTCTTACACCAAGGTTTTGTGATGATGTAATAGCTTATGCTAATCAACAAGAAGAAACAATGGCAAGAACTGGTGGTTATGGAGATAGAAAATTATCTAAAGAAGAAGTTAAAGATTTAAAAAGAAAAAGAAATTCTGATTTAGTCTGGTTAAATGATACTTGGATATATAAAGAATTACACCCATACGTTCACGAAGCAAATAGACAAGCTGGTTGGAACTTTGATTGGGAAAGAAGTGAGTCTTGTCAATTTACAAAATACAAACATAATCAATATTATGATTGGCACTGTGATAGTTGGGATAAAGCTTATGATAGAAAAGACCCTAATCATCCAGAGCACGGCAGAATTCGAAAACTATCTATGACTTGTCAGTTAACAGATGGTTCAGAATACACAGGTGGTGAATTAGAATTTGATTTTAGAAACTACGATCCACATATGAGAGACGAAGCCAAACATTTAAGAAGAGCAAAAGAGATATTACCAAAAGGTTCTATTATTGTGTTTCCTTCTTTTGTATGGCATAGAGTTAAACCAGTAACATCAGGTACAAGATATAGTCTTGTAGTATGGCATTTAGGGAGGCCTTTTAAATAATGTATATAAGTAACTATTTTAACACTGCTATCTGGTCAGAACAAAAACCAGAGTTTGTAAAGTCATTAAACAAAGCATCTAACAAATATGTTAAAGAAGCTAGAAATAGAAATAAAGATCATATTAAAAAATATGGTGACTTTGGATTATCACATCATTCAACACCACTTACAATGGATAATGATTTTTTAGATTTTAGAAATTACATTGGTCAAAAGTCTTGGGAATATTTAGATCATCAAGGTTATGATATGTCACAATACACAACTATGTTTTCTGAATTATGGGTACAAGAATTTGCTAAAAAAGGTGGTGGTCATCATTCAGCACATATACATTGGAACCAACACGTATCAGGTTTTTATTTTTTAAAGTGCAGTGATAAAACATCATATCCAATATTTCACGAACCACGTACTGGAGCTAGAGCTACTAAATTAAAAATGAAACCAGATCAAAAAGGTGTATGGGGTGGATCAGAATTAATTCACTTTAAACCAACACCTGGTACATTGATTATCTTTCCTGGATATCTAGAGCATGAGTATGCAGTTGATTTTGGTATAGAGCCTTTTAGATTTATACATTGGAATATACAAGCCGTGCCGAAAGAGATGGCAAAAGATGTTTAAAAAGAAAAAATATACAGTAATCAAACAAGCAATATCAAAGGACCTAGCAGCTTTTGTTGCAAATTATTTTGCTATGCAAAAGCAAGTTTATGATACTTGTAGAGAGCGTAGATACTTTTCACCATTTGAAACTATTATTGGTTATTACGAAGGTGAGAATGAACAGATTCCAAATACATATAGTCAGTATTCTAATATGGCTATGGAAACTTTATTATTAAAATGTCTTCCTAAAATGGAAGAAGCAACAGGATTAAAATTATATCCAGCATATACTTA